GGGTTAGGGAATCCCACACGTCGCTCATCGGCTTCAACACGTTGAACAATGCGACTGGTGTGCCGATGGTGATGCCGTCCAGCGGGATGCGGTACAAGGGCATGTCGTAGGTGGTGCCCCCGTCCAACGGGCTGGTGGTGTTCACGGCGGGGTCGGTGGGCGTGCCCGTGGTGGGCGTGCCCCTGACCACCACCAGTTTCGCGCTCTCGATGTTCTGCGAGCCCTTCGCATAGCGGCATACGATCAGGTCGTTGCGTTTCTGACCCTGCGACCCGTTGGTGACGATCAGGTCCTCGGGCGTGCCTTGGCTGACGTGACGGCCCTGCATGACCAGCTCGCCCGTACCGATGGTCACCTTGTTCGCGGAGACGACCGTGATTTTGAACTTGTCGTGAACGTCGAGCACGTAATCGTCCAAGCCGAGGATTCCGGCGTTGAGGCCTGCGGCCTGTTCGGCGGTGGCATGTGCCTTTCCCGCGTGTCCGGTTACGAGTTCAACCATTCTGCTTGCCTCCGTTCTGCATCCAACTGTCGAAACTGTTGTCAAAATCCTTGAGCTTGTTCACGTAGTCCTTGTAATCCTGCTCGCAGAACAGGTAGTCGTGGCCAGTGCCGCTGGCATCCAGTCGGTTGACGTTGTACCACGTCTTGATGTCCGGGTCGGTCGTGTCCTTGTACCATTTGTTTTTGCCGCAACGGTCGCATTGCATGACCGTCGCATTATCGATACGCGCCATAATCGGCTCCTTACTGTTTACTCGGCCTCATAGTCGACGGACATCACACCGCCCGAGACCTTGACGATTTTCTTGCTGATAGCCGCGTTGACGGTGATGCCGGTGAGATTATCCCTTGCGGTCACGGTGTCGCCCACGTCGAACACCACGTTCGCGTCGTCACGGACGGTGACCTTCACGTCACCCTCGGATTGCAGTTCCTGCAACTTCTCACGTGTCTTCTGATTCAGCTCGGCGGTTTCGGCGTTGCTGTAGTCGTAGACCTGCGCGATCTCGTCCACGCCCTTGAGCGACTGGGATTGGCTGACATTGCCTTTGGCGTCCGCATACCAGTGGACGACGGTTCTCGCGGCCAAATCGCCCTTGCCCAGGCCGATGAGATGATTCGGTTTCCTCCACGTGCGGGTCGCGTCGAAATCGATGAGGTCACTGTCAATCGCATCGCCGTAATGCGCAACCGGCTCAGCCCAAATGTTGACCCGGCCAGACGCATAGGCAAGCCTGAGCTTCAGCCCGCTGGCCTCGCACATCTTCCTCAAACCCGTATAGCAGTCCGTGTAGCGGTCGAACCGGTAGCTTTTGATGGTCTGCGCGCCGGCAGTGGGCGAGTCCACCGCGTCGAACACGCCGTCAAGGCCGACGCGACTGATGAGCGAGCCGATGACCGTGCTGGCCGTGCCGCTCACGGTGAGATAATCCTTGCCCTTATCAGGCTCCAAAATCTTGTTCGCCAACATGCCGTGCCACGTGCGACCGCCGTAGGTGAGGGTGCTGCGGCCGTCCTTCAGCGAGTCCTTCAGGGAGTCCACGACGCCCCCGCATTCGCCGCCGTCGAAATACACGTAGCTACCGGCATCGATGAGCCGGTCCACGGTCAGTTCGAAATCGTTCTCGTCCGCGCCCCACGCGGCGTCGAGCGTGAAGTCCTCAAGGCTGGCTTGGTCCACGTGGCTCGCATCGGTGACGATCAGTTCCGCCATGGTGGCTCGCTTTCCTCCTGATAGACGGTCAAATCGACGCCGAAGCCGCTCCACTGCACGATGGAATCGCCAGCCGGTATCGGCTGGAAGATGTATTCGCCCCCGTTGAGACCGGTTCCGCGCCGGCCCTTGTCGAACACGTTGGTCTCGTCGCCGTTCTCGGCGGTCATGACGATGGTGCGACGGCCTGCAATCGAGGTGACGGTCACGTAGGAGCCCGAGGGTATGTCCATGTCGAGCGCGTACGTGTTGCCGCCCAACGTGAGTTGCGGGTTCGACACCGGTCCGAATATCACCATCTGGAACGGCATGGCAGTGGGCATGGGATTCGAGGCCACCGCATTCCTCGTGGTCGCCAGATAATCATGCGGATAATCATGCGGATAGTCGAGGTCCAGTCCGGGCGTGAGCGCGTCGCTCCAGAAGTGCTGCGATTCCCCGGCCTTACGCCAGATGCCGTCAAGCATGACCACGGTGAGCTTCTGCTGGATTATCACCGGCGTGATGGTCTGCGGCTCCGCCTTGACCACGTAGGCGCGAGTCGTCCAGCCGTCAGCATCAAACATGCCCGGCGTTCCTGCGGCAACGTCGGCATCGAACAGGCGGCGCGTCGAATCCACCTTCTCGGGGCAGCGGACATAGGTTAGGTCAAGCTCGGCCTCGCGCGCCGTACGACTTACTCCGGTCAGACTCCGGTATCCGATGGTGTGCGACCATTCGCGACCGCGCAGCCCATCCGCCGTCTGGGCCCAGGTATCGGGCCCTTCCAGTGGGATCGTCTCACCGGTCGAGGCGCATATATAACTAAGCGATCGCATTGCGTATCACCCTTCCGAGTTCACGACCATCCACCTCGATGCCAAGCTTCTCCATAATCAGCGGCATATCCGCGTGCAGTGCGCGCAGCTCCGATAGGAGTTCGCCGAGTAGTTCGCCGGACTGGTTCTGGTATGTGCCGTTCGCGGTGCCTGTGCCGACGCTAGGGCGTGGCGTGTCCATGCCATGCATGAGTTCCATGCTGGCCGGGCTGATCGCGGCGCGGGTGGCGTCCACGAGGCCGGCCCGGCGTTGGAGCATACCCTCGGCCAGACCGTCGATGATGCTTTGGCCGGAGTAGAGGGTCCAGCCGTGGCCGCTGAACGGGCCTTCCTTCGCCGGGGAGTGCGGGAACAGTTTCGAGATGGCCTCCATCGCGTTGGATGCGGCGTCAACGGCGGCGCTGATGCCGTTCCTGATGCCTTGGGCGAGACCGTCCATGATGCTGCGGCCGGATGAGAGGAGCCACGAGCCCGCGTTGGAGAACAGGCTTTGTATGCGTCCGGGCAGGCTCTGCAATGTGCCGGTGATACCTTGCAGGAACTGGTTGCCGGCGTTGCGTGCGCCCGCCCCCATCTGTCCGCCCCATGCCTGCACGCTGCTTATCGCGCCGGTCAGCCATTGCCAGATTCGTCCGGGCAGCGACTGGAGCCATTGGCCAAGCCCGGTCAGGAACTGGCTTCCCGCGTCTCCGGCCTGCGCCATCATCTGGCTTCCCCATGCCTGCACGTTCTGGATGGTTTGAGTCAGCCATGTCCAGATTTGTGACGGCAGCTGCTGTATCCAGTTCGATAGGTTCGTCACGAAGTTCTGTCCGGCTTCCATCGCCTTGGAACCCAGTTGTTGGGCGAACGCGATGGGGAGCATGATGGCGTAGCCGAGCCAGTAGCCGATGGTCTGCGGCAGCTGCTGGAACCATTGGCCGATGTTGGTCAGGAACTGGCTCCCCGCGTCCATGGCCTTCTGCGGCAATGATTGGAACCATTGTCCGATTTCGTCGAGCTTGGCCTTCACCGGTTCCACGAACGTGGCCGTGAAGTCGTTGACGGCGGTGGCTCCGGCGTCGCCGGAGAAGAAGCTGAACAGGCTGCCGGCCATGTCGGCCAGCGAGCCCATCGGGTCGAGCAGGAAGCCGATCACCTGGCCGAGGATGGGGAACTTCTCGTTGAGCCAGTCGATGCCGTCGGCGAGTTTGCCGGCCGCCGACGCGATGCCGTCCAACACTCCGGCGACGGTCTCGACCACATTGGCGACCGCCCCGATGTACGCGGCGAATCCTTTCGCGGCGGCGGCGGCCGTGTCGAGCCCGTCACCCGCCCCTTCGGCGGACTTCTTGCCGCCGTCCAACGCCTTGGCGAGCCGTTTCAATGAGCCGAGGGCGTCGCCGAGCGCGGAGAATATGCGTTCGAGCGCGTCCATCCACGTGTCCAATGCGCCGCTGTCGGAGAGAGTGTCGGTGAATTTTTTCACCCATTCGGCCACGCGTTTGAGCTGGTCGGCCATCTTCTGCACGAGGTCGGCCGCGACCTTGATAACCGCACCCAGCAGTTCCGCGGAGCCCTTGGCCGAGTCGAAGCGGCCGGCCGCTGATTCGGCCATGTCGCCGGCACCACGGAAGGCGTCAGCGACGTCGCCGATAGCGTCGAACAGGCTGCCCAACGCGCCGGCAAGCTGCTGCACGGCCCCGGTGTCTTTCAGTGCGGCGATGAACTTGCTCCACCATTCGACGGTGTCGGCCACCCAGTCCGCGAAGTCGGAGAACACCGTGCCCACGTATTTGAGCACGTCCTCGATGGCGGAGACTATCGCGCCGTCCGGCACGAGGCCCTTGAACGACCCGGCGATGCGGTCTACCGCCTCGGTGACGCGGCTGCGCGCGGATTCGAACGCCGTGGAGATGGTGTCCTTGAACCGGGTTATCGCGCCGGTCTTGTCGAGCTTGTCGTACAGGCCCGTGATCCACTTGCCCGCTTCGGAGAACTTCTTCTTCACGTCCGTGACCATGCCGGCGGCCGCGTCGCCCACCTTGCCGAACTGGGAGCTGAACCTGTTGATCGCGCCGGCGATGTTCTCCACTCCGACGGCATCGATGACCTTCTGCACGGCCTTGGCGACGCGGTTCTTCACGTTCTCCATGGCCGTGCCGATGCCCTGCGTCGCGTCCTTGGCCTGCTGTGCGAACGAGGCGTATTTGCCGAAACCGTTCTGGTTGAGGTCCATGACGGCCTTGTTGAAGTCGTCGAAGCTGAACTTGCCGCTTTTCATGGCCTCGTACAGGTCATTCGCATTATGTCCCGCGCCCATCATGGCTTCGGCGACCTGATTGAGCTGGCCGGGCATGGCCGCCTGGATGCTGCGCCACGCCTGCATGTCCACCTTGCCGGCGGAGAGCATCTGCGTGTACTGGGTGAGCGCGTTCTCCTGCTCCATGGTCGAAGCGCCGCCGGCGAGCATGGCGTTGTTGAACGCCAAAGCGATGTCGGTGGCCTCGTCGAGGTTCGAGGTCAGTGGGGCGAGCTGCTGGACCATGCCGGTCATGGCCGAGCTGGTGGTGGGCAGACCGTCGAGCGCGTTCGTGATCTTCCTGATTGAGGCGGCCGCGTCCTCTGAACTGTACCCGAGGTTTTTCATGACCTTCGGGAAGTTGTTCATCTGGTCGGCGCGGTCGATTGCGCTGCCGAGGCTTGACGTGACGACGGACGCGACCTTGCTGAACACGTTGGACGTGATGCCGGCCACGGCTCCGACCTTGGAGGCGAATCCGACGGACAGTCCCTGGCCGATGCTCTGGCCGGTCTTACTGCCGGTGGTTTTGGATGCGTCGCCGAACGCTTTTTCAATGGCCTTGCCGACGCCTTCCATGGAGGGGACGATGGGCACGTATGCGGTGGCGAGATTATAGGCCATTGTTTCGCCTTCCTCTGTTCGGTTGTCCGGTCTGCGGCCGGTTCTCCACACGGTTCACGGTCGTGAACCGTTGGCTCATGAATCGGTCGAGCTGTTCGACGCTCATGCCCACGGCCTTGATGGTGCGCGTGCGACGGATGGTGTTGCCATCGGGTTCGGGGTTCTCTGATCCGGCTTCCATGGCCGGGCCGGTTGCTTCCGGCGTGGCGTGGGGTTGGCCGGGGCGTGGCAGCGGCCGGGGTTGCGGGCCGCGTTTCCTCGGGTCGCCGTTTGCCCAGATCCACTGGTTCATCTGTTCGATGCGCAGCACGGCCAGATACTGGTCGAACGTCCACGCGCGCGGCGTGTCCAACGTCTGCCAGACGAGTGAGCCTGCGGGGAGGTTCGCGGCCAGTGCGGCCGTCTCCGACGGGCCCAGGTCGTACACGCCGAGCCCGTACTCCCTTCTCATGTCCGCCGCCAACTGGTCGGGGCAGCGGTCGAGAAGGAGCACGAGCGTCATGAGTTTGGGAAAGCCTTACCCATCTCCTCGAACAGCTCGGTCAGGAAGGTGCCCATGGTTTCGCCGTCGATGCGCCCGTCAGCCCCTCGCAATCCGTTCTTGACCTTGTCGTATGAGTCGCCGAGAAGTCGGCGTAGGAATGGGATGATTTGCAAGGCGTTACCCTTCGGGTCGGCTTGAAGGTCGTAGAGCGATTCCATGAACTCCCAATCGTCCAAAACCTTCGGGTCGATACCGATATCGATTCCACGGACGTTGACACGGCGAACCGTATTCTTGGACTGCTTGTGGTCCTGTGGTCGTCCTGCAATCTGGCTGACATTGGCGCGGCGGTGGTTTCGGTTGCGTGACATTGACGTTCTCCTCGAAGAAAAAAAATCTCTCCTTGACGGTTAAAAAAGAATTCCCCTCGCGGCAAGGAGAGAATGAAGGAATCCGCGAGGGGACGTGTTGGCTAGTCGAGCCGGTGGATGCGCGGGGTCAGGTCGATGTCCACGGTCTTCCCTTCGGCGACGAACACGCTGACGGTGTAGGTGCCTGTTTCGAGCTTGATGGACGGATTGCCCAGTGAGTCGTGAACGCTGATACTGCCGCCGAACTGGACTCCGTAATTCCAGCCGTTGCTGTTGTCGCACGTGAGCATGTAGGTGCCCGCGTCCAGTCGCACGGATACGTTGATTTGCGCCCACGCGGTCGCCGTGCCCTTCACGTGCACGGTGTGCCCGTCCCTGCTGGTGAACGTGACGCCGTTCATGGTATAGGGCAACAGGGAAGCGAACGAGGGCACGAGGTTCGCTAGCTCATAGCCCCCCCCCCTCAAGGCTTGTGACATCGGGTTTCATCCACTCGTGCGCGGTGTTCCCGAGTTCGAGTTGGATTTTCAGGTTGCCCGACACGCTGCCGGCCGTGACGCCGCCACGCAAGATGCGCAGCTCGACGCGTGTGGTCCCCTTGGGGATGGTGACCACGGTGTTGTTTTTCCCCTGATAGACGCCGCCGAGGCTATTCGCGTTGGCGTAGATGCCGATGATCAGGCTTCCGGGCACATCGCCCGTGTAGGAGATGATGAGAGGCACGCCAACGATGCCTTCGGGCACGTCGAACTTCCAGCGCACGCCCTTGTTCAATGGCACCGATTCGGTGCCGCTGCTGAAATCAAGCGACCCGTCCTGCGCCACGGTGACGGTCAGACCGTTGCCCGACGCGGGACCGTAGGCGAGCAGGTTACGGGATTTGACCGTGACCGGCACCTTTTTGCTGATGTTCGGATTGGTTGTCGACTTGATGGCGATTGTGGTGGTTCCGGGTTCCACACCGGTGACGCTTACCCCACCACTAAATACTTCATCAGCCATGGTTCACTCCTTTTCGAGAGATCGATGCGATGGACTTGTCAGCGACAGTCGCGGTCACCGTCTGGTCCGCGCCCTCCGGCAGCACCTTGACGTCGAGGCCCGCGGTCTCGCCGACCCTGAGTGTCAACGACTCGGGCGTGACCTGGATGCCGGTGGGTTTGGACGGCAGCGGGGCCGGCAGCACGGCCTCGCCCTTCGCACGCGCATACGAGCCATTGACCGTGCAATCCACAACAGTGACCACCTGACCGGTCTTGCCGTTTACCTGACCGTCCAAGGGGAACACGGTCCAACCGAACGCGAGGTCTACCACCGTGGCGCTTTCAACAACCGGTTTCGCGTCCGCGCTGGTTATCTTGTATCGACGCTGAAGGCCTGATGCTGGAGCCTCCGACACATTGACCTGCTGGCCCCCTTCACGGGCCGAGACAGTCACAGTCAGAGGCGTCAGCCTTTTGGGATACCGATATATTCGATGGAGGTGACACCATCGCCCATGTCGTTCGCGTTCACAGTGAGGTCATAGCCGAGCACGTCGCTCGAATGCATCTGGCGGTCGCCGAATTCGGAACGGGTTGCGGAACCGATGACGGTACGGTCCTTCACGTTGCCGGTTGCAACGATCTCGAACACGAGCGAGACCGGTGTATCGTCGGGTATCTGATGCTTGATGACCATGCTCTTGTCCTTGCCGGTCACCGCGTCGTTGCCGTAGCGCATCTGCGCCGCTGCCTTGCGCAGGAACTCGATGAGCACGAACTGGTAGCTTTCGGAGTAGCTGGAGACGACTTTCATCACGGTCGTACCGTTCGCGTCCTTGACTTCGGCGGTGTCGGTGTCGGTCGCGTTCTTGATGCCGTCCGCGCTGAGGTAGCCGATGAGCTGGAAAGCGGGGTCGAGCTCGCTTTCCGAATCGGTGGGCAATGCGGTGCCGACGGGTGCCGCGTACGCGTAGCCGCCGACCTTGAACTTGCCGAACGACACGTTTGTGGGATCGTTCTTCGTTGTTGTTTCATTAGCCATGATTAGGCCCTTTCTGGAAATGATGCTCATTCGTCGGTCTTGACGGTGAGCTGGATGAGTATCTGGTAGCGTGGCCGTCCGTCCGGCATGGGGAAGTCGGTCAGGCCGGTGATATCCCAATCGGCCACCTCGGGCAGTTCAACGATGCGTTTCAACCGTGGCAGCACGAGACGCTGTGCCACGTCCGAAGCCTCCCAGCGTGAAGCGGCCCACACCTGCACAGCGATCAATGGTCTCGACACGAACCGGCCTTCCGAACCTCCCGTGCGTTCCACGGTGACGAACGGGATACGGTTCGTGGCGCTGGATTCGGCGGGAACCTCGAAGCTCGCGGGATAATCCTTGAGTTCGGGTGCCGCGTTGAGCCAGTCCATGACCAGCTTCTCCGCGTTCATCAGCCGCCTCCCAACGCCTTGGCGAGCGTGTCGCGCACGGCGTTATCGATGCGCGCGGCGAGATTATCCGTATGCACGAGCACCGTCGCGCCCTTCTCGTTCGCCCGCGGGCCCTCCGCCGTGTACGACGGCTGCCCCGCGTGAGTCGGCGCGGCCATGGAGTTGGCGCGGGCCGCGATCTTCTGTGCCTCCGACAAGGCGGCGCGAGCGCCCTCGTTGCGCCTGTACGCCTGGAATGCCGGATAATGCAGTTTCACCCGTTTCATGCACTATCCCTCCGCGTCGGTGACTTCGACCGTGAGATTCCATGCAGTCGGCTTCATGCCGCCGCCCAATGGCCTCGGGTCTCCGATCACCTCGTAGTCATGTGAATTGATGCGCACACTCGCCCCGCGCAGACTCCGGTATGCGTAGCTGCGGGGGAAGAGGCAGGTGAATGCAACGGTCACGCCGTCAGGTCGAATCGAGTCGGTGGCGTTGCTCATCGCGCCTGGTGAGACGAGCACGTTGTCCACCGACTCGATATCGACCTTCGTGACTGGCGAGCCGCCGGGGTCGGTCTCGCCGGTCGGCGTGTAGCGCACCACTTTCACGGTCTCGCCCCTCATGACGCCTCCCCGTTTGACAGGTCGATGCTGTAGAAGCGTTGGCCGGTGAGCCTGAGCGCCTTCTTCTGCCCTTTGGACAGGTAGAATTCGCCGCGAGGGTTCGCGAATGTCATGGACTGGGTAAAATTGCCCGCCGTGAGGCTGAGATTGCTGGCACCGGTGGTGTCGAAACCAGCGCCCTCGGTCTGCATGTCGGATGAGATCGCGTCCTTGGCGAGCTCGCAGGCGATGCGTTCAAGCGTCGCCTGCGATATGTTCCGCCAATCCGGGCATTGTTCGCGGAGGAACTGCGAGGCATCGGCCAGACGCTGATCCACATAATCGGGGTCGTCCGGCATCTGCTTCCAGCGTTTGGCCAATTCCAAATGCGTGGCAAATGGGTTTTCTTCCGTTTCATCGACCATGACGGCCTCCTTAATGTCAGAATGCGATGATGCCGAAGCCGCGTGCTGCGGCCAGCAGCATGTCCGCCTGCGCCCGTTCCGCGTCGGTGAGAGGATGCCACCGGGCTTCCAGATCCTCGTGAGGGGCGAACACGGTATTGTCAGTCATCGGACACCACCGTGGCGATGGACTTGTCAGCGACAGTCGCGGTCATCGTCTGGTCTGCGCCCTCCGGCAGGACACGTACCGTCACATTGGTTGTTTCGCCGGCTCGAACGGTGACGGTTTCAGGACTGGTCTCGATGGATTGGGGTGCCGGCGTCACACTTTTGGGGCTGCGATCACGAAGGCGGGGAAGCGCTTCGTCTTGTCGGGCTGCACGTCGTTGATGGGGTTGGCGATTTGGAAGCCGACGCGGAACACGACTCGCATGGCGACGCAATCCTGCTGGGCGAGGTTCAGAATCACCTTGCCGTTATCGTCCGAGATAACCGACTGGTCAAGCATCTTGTAGGTGATGTCCTGACGGATGCCGACCACGAAGTTCGACCAGTCCGCGCCGAGCAGCACGGCCTTGGTGGAATCCCACGCGCCGTTGTCGACCTCGTTGAGACCGAAGCCGTACAGGGTGGACGGGGCCCCCGAGGCGAGGGACGGCACGTAGATCGGGCTGCCGTTGGTGTTACGCAGGCCGATAAGCTCCCAGTTCAGGCCCGGCTTGCCGGCGAAGCCGTTCATGGCGAAGCCCTGTTCGGCGAGCTTCTGACCCATGCTGGCAACGTCCTTGGCGAGATCCTTGCCCTGGGTGAACGTGTTGCCCGCCGCGATGGCCTGCGGGATGATGCCGTCCGGGAAGCTGGACGGCTTGTCCACGCCGAAAAGGGTCGCCTGATCCAGCTTGTAGCCGAGCGCGGAAGCCAGACGCGGCATGACCTCCGGCCAGATGGGGATGCCAGAATCCGCGATGACGGCCTCCGGGATGGGCACGATGGCCGCAAGCTCCTCGGCCGTGATGCTCAGGCCCGACCACTTCATCTTCGTGGTCTGCTTCAGGCCGGTATCGCCGCCCACCCAGTAGGCGATCGGCTTGGAGTCAAGCACCGGCTGCGTGCGCGTGCGGGTGCTCATGCGAATCTGACGCATACGGGTCAGGGACACACTCGACTTGGGGGCGTCCTGGATAATCTGGGTGGCGTATTCGGTGGGGATGAGTCCGCCGCCGAGGTCGCCGCTGGTGATGATGGAGTTCACGTTGGAAGTCATCGTCATACCTTCTTTCTATGAGGTGGATTATTTGCGTTTCTGCTTGAGGAACTGATCGCGAAGCCAATCGCCGGATGTGTCGGATGGCGCGGGCGGCTGGTTGGATTCGGAGGAGGCGTGCACCTTCGGCTTGGTCTTCTCGGCGATGTAGTCGGCGAGCGCCTTGCCGTTGGCTTGCATTTCTTCGAGGGTGGAGCCGTGGAGCAGTGCGATGGGCACGCCGGTTTCCTTGGAGACCTGCGTCTTCCATTCGTTCTGCTGTTTTTCCGCCTCGTAGGCGGCGTTCTTGGCTTCAAGCTCTTTGATGTGCTTGGCTGTCTTTTCGGCTTCGGACAGTTGGGCCTCCTTGAGCTGTTGCAGTTCGTCGGCGGCTGTCTTGTTGTCCTTGGCGCGTTTCTCCCATTCGCGGGAATGGGCGACGGCCTCCTTGTATTTGGCCTCGTAGTCGATTTCGGGCGGCTTCGCTCCGTTCTCGGTCGATGCCGCCTGCTGGTTGCCGTTGGCCTCTTCGGTCATGGTTCCTCCTAGTGGGTTGGGCCCGTTTCGGGCATAAAAAACCACCCGTGCGGGTGGTTGGGGAAAATCTCAGTTCGAGTGCGACGGTCGTGGCACCCCGTAGCCGTCCTTGTAACGGTCGGGGTAGAGTCGGCGCATCACATAGGTGATCGTGTTCGGGTCGTTGGGATTGTCGGGATTGCCTTTTGTGGTGGCCTTTATCATCCGATAGGTGTCGTCGTTCAGGCCGCCGTTCTCGATGAGGCTGCGGGCGTGCATGTATTCCGAGTACATGCGGTCAGGGTCATAACCCTCGATGTGAGCTTGGTCCCTGTCCCATTCGGGCACGATCTGGCAGTCGCAGTCGTCGTGGAACAGTCTGAACGAGCCTTTGACGTATTTCGCGGTCTTCTCGCTGCGGTACACCCAGCCGCGCGAGCAGAGCATCGTGCAGAACGCGCACGTCTTCGCGCCTCTCGGCACACGCGCGTACCGGGGTTCGGACGGGTCGTGCTCGCACAGGCGTGCAACGGTTTCACGCCCCGAATACATGACCCAGCGTTGCATCGCGCCGACCAGAAACGCCTGCATGGTCTGCGGGTCCGTCCACAGGCGGCCGGCCTGCCAGCGTATCGTCTTGTCGATGCCATCACCGGGAAACGAGTCGGACAGGTCGTACTCCCACGGGTCGGGCACCGATTCGCCACGGACGCGCATATACCATTCATAGGCGGCCTGCGCCGCGAGGTCGCCGTATTTGACGACCAGTTGCGGCACGTAGTCGAGCAGCATGTCACGCTGCCATTCAGGGCTGAGCTGTTGCAGCGTCTCCCACAGTTTCGCCAGATCGCGGCGTGCCAGTTCCACCGCCCGAGCTTGGCTGGCTTGCAGCTGTTCCAGTTGCCGGTTGTCCGTCATCCTTATTGCCTCCGTTCACGAGGGAGTCAAGCACGCTGCGGGTCTCGGCCTTGCGCTTGTCGACCAACAGGCGTGTGATATCGGAATCCGTGTAGCCGAGCTTCTCCAACACCACGTCGGAGTTGGCGAGCCATGGAATGGCCGTCACCTGCTTCACGATGGCATCGGAGAGCGCGGCCTGCGATGGGCGTTCGGGGTCACGCCAGTTGACCTGCAACCGATTGAGCTCGTCGCTGTCCTCGCTGGTGCCGTTGAGGATGGCGATGTCCCTCGCGGCCTTGCGTAGCTGCACGCCGATGGCGCGGCAGGCGTTCTTCGCCTCGATGACAAGTTCGCTTTCCGCCGCCATGATCGCTTCCGAAGAAGAAGGGCCGGAATCCGTCATCACGCCGAACTGGCTGAGCGGCACGCCGGTCGCGCCGCTCATGCGTGCCGCGAGGGCGCGAAGCATGTCGGTGTGCGGCTGCATGGTCATCTGCGTGAACTGGCCGATGACGGGCGCTTGGCCGTCCTCGTTGAGGCTGATGTTGAGCATCTTCGAGATGGTGGCTTCCCAGCCGGTCAGCTTCCTGCCGTTCTTGTCCTCGGGCGGCTCGTCCGCGCCGATGAGGTAACGTTGCGGGCTCGAATAGAATTCGGCGCTTACCTCCATGCGCAGCATGGTGCGCACCGCCGTGTCGGTGATGCTCATGACCTCACGGCTGATGCGCGAGCGGCCAAAGGGGCGGTTCAGGTCCTGATGGTAGGGGATCAGGTACACAGGCACATGATCCATGTACGTGTTACATGGAGCGTCCGCATGATAGCGGCCTGATTGCGTGCGGCGGATGCAAATCGTGTAGCCGGGCATGTAGAGCATGAGCTCGGAAGGCACGATGGTGTTCGCCTGCGCGTACTGTGAGCGGTCGATATCGGTTATCGACAACGCCGCCGACAGGCCGCGACGGGCGTAATCCCACAGGCCGGTCTCATAGAGCGCGCTACGGAACGACACGGACACCTTCGAGCGCAGACCATCCTCGGGTTCCGCGCTGCGCACGTTCAGGAACGAGCATGAGTGAATGAGCGCGCTGCGGATGGCCTGCGGCAATTCCACGTCGAAGTCGTTGTCTGAAAGAATCGAATCCAAACCCAACGGATCGCGGCTGTCGTCGCCGACTCCGACGAAACCATCGAACACGATGCGGTCGGCCAAAGCGTCCACCGATTTCTGCGGCCAGCCCACGACCTCGCTTATCCCCGCCATGCTGTCCGGCACGGCGATGGACAGATTCTTAAGCTCGTTGCGCCCGTCGTAGTATTTGGTGCGCAAAAGGTTACGTTCGAGCTTCTGGGACCATTGACGTATCATCAAATCCCACGGTTCTCGGCACTCGTCGGGCAGATTATCGACCTGCACGTTTTCAAGACTGGGAATCTGCATCAGAATGCCACCGCCTTCGCTCTTCTTCCCGGATGACGTTTGGAAGTCTTGACGTTCCAATACGCGAGAGCCACCGCTTCCACGGGACTCACGTCGATGTTCTCCATGGACGGCTCGTAGCCGAACCCGTCGCCGATTTTCCTGTGCTTCGCATGACCCACCGCCTCGTCAAGCAGAGGCTGGCCGAAATGGGTAAGCCCATGGTCGTTCACGGCCTGTTCGAGCATCGAACAAGCGTCCGCCACGTCGGAAGGGCGCGGCACCACGATCACTCTTTTCGACACGCCCTTGTCGATGAGGCTGTTGACCAGGGTGGGGGCTCCCACGCGCCCGTCGATGATGATGCCGATGGCGTTGCGCCATCGTTCCGCACCGTTCTTCTCGGCGGTCAGCCAGTCGGCCAGCCAGCCGGTGCCGCCGCGCATGCTGCGCGAGGCGATGACCTCCACGTGCGGCAATTCACTCGACTTGCGGGGCGGGCGCACGCACGCCACGAGGGTGACGTTCGCGCCGTCCGCGCTGAACTTGACCGCATACGAGTTGTAGCCATCCATGCAGGGCTTGTCGGTCTTGCACTTGGCCCACTCGTCAACATCGATATCGGACAGCGCGCCGGCCTGATCGTTCCACCAGCCGAGACGTTCGCGGGCGAAACCGTCCGGCGTCATCTTCTCCGACTCGGAAACGACCACGCTTTTCAACAGGCGGGTGCCGAGCGATGGATTGTACCGGTACCAGCGTTGCTGGTCGTGCACGTCGCCGATCTCGGTCGCCGCCCATTCGAACCAGCACAGGTTCTTCGGCGGCTTGTCGCGATGCGCGTTGCGGCGCATGCGCGCGAACACCGTGCCCGGCGAAGTCGGCGGGGTCGGCGTGCCCGTGTAGATGGTCAACGGATTGCCCGAGGGTGCCGACGAGATGGCGGGCTGTATGGCCTCCATCTGCTCGTCGGTCAGCTCCTGCGCCTCGTCGCACACCAGCACGTCCACCGTGAAGCCACGGCCCGAACTCTTCGAACGGGCGATGAACTCAATGCTGCCACCGTTCTTCAACACGATGGCCTCCTGACCGTTCGTGGCCCGGATATAGGTGACCAACTCCGCCAGTTCGGGGAACTTGCGCGCGTTCTCGAAATAGTATTTCATACGCAGGAAATGCTTGCGGCAGGTCTTCACCTCATGCGCCGTATGCAGAATCTTCATGCCGAGGATCGCGGCAAGGTACAGCTCCGTGAACTCGAGAATCGCGTTCTTGCCGTTCTGACGCGGCACCGCGCACCCGCAATCCGACGCCGCCCATTGCAGCTTCGAATCCGTGGCGAGCCAACCCTCAAGCACGATGCGCTGCCACTTGTCCGGCTTCATATCGTAGCCGGCGGCGAGCGCGCACGCCTCTCCTCCCTCGGACTGCACGTGCTTGGGAACCAGAGCGAAGCTAGGTTCCTGTACGCCTCTTCGTCTTGCCACCCTCGATCACCCTCAGCTTCCGTCGTTCGGCTATCTCATCGAGCGGCGTATGCCGCTCCTGCTTCTGGACTTCCGCCGGCATGATCTGGCTGCGTGCGGCTGGTGTGATGCCGTAATCCTGCAACAGCTTGTTCAGTATGGGCACGCTGGCGAAATTGCCGGAACCCCAGATGTCCGCGTGGATCAGGGCGGCGTTCATGAGGTTGTCCCAGTCGGCCTCCGTCCACGAGTCCGCTCCGGGGGTGGAAGCCAAATGCTCCCACCATCGCACGGTCGCCTCCGGCCACTCGATGCCGTCAGGCAACTGTGGCTGCGTTATCGTGGTCTTGGCCAACTGGATCACCTCGAATCAATGTCTAGGAGCCGCTGGAGCGGCTAGCGCGAGCGGAACCGGCTGCACGAGAGAAATCAAACTCGCCCTGCACGTATCTCGGACGCATGACAATCACCTCCATCGGGAAATCAGGAGCCGGATGAACGGGACGCCACTTTCCCCCGAGCGAGTCGCTTGCCGGTTTTCCAGTCAATACCTCGCTTGGCGAGAATACGACGCGCGGCCCTTACGGCTTCATTATCGGAATTACCCTGCGCCGTTTTCAATGCTTTTTCAACGGAAGAGGGAGGACGTACCGCGCCGGATTGAACCCGAGAACGGTATTCCGCACGTGCGGATTCTCTCTGCGTATGGTAATCAGATGACGCGCGTTGAGCGGCTTTTTGGAATGCCTTCGCTCCGCGGCTGGTGCGAATCTGCCGGTTCGAGCGCATCTTGTCGTCCGCAAAACCGCTTATCGGACTCGACAAGCCACGCTCGGCCAAGAATTCAGATTCAGATTGAACCTTTGTGTGTCGTGCCACGAGATTCTCCAATCACAAGAGACAACAAGATCAGGAGCCGGAGGAACGCGAGCCGCCGCGAGAAAAAGCGCTGCGGATACGACCGGCCACATTACGCACCGCACTACCGGCACGCTGGAACAGGTTTCGCATAATCCACCTCCCTCCAAGCACGAAAATCGGACAGGAAAAAATCAGGAGCCGGAAGAGCGGGAAGCGGTTCTGCTGTTGGCCCGTTTCATCGATAGGATTTTCTTCGCATACGGTTTTCCCGCTTTTGCTGCGCGCTCAAGAGTTGGATCGTGGATGGCCCCGGATTCGACCAATTTGCGGTAATCGGCGAGTGCTTTTCTTTGACGTCGGGATTGTTCCTCGTCCTTAAGTGGATAGTGAAAGTTACCTCTTCGGTCAATGGTGAAATCTGGAGTGACCTTGATACCGCGTTCGGCGGCGTATTCACTGAAGGTCTGGGATTTACGCGCCATGAAAGTCTCTCTTCAATGGAAAAGCCGCCCCATAGGGACGGCTTGAACGAAAATATTGTTACCGGTTCACGATCCGCTCGATCGCGACGCGGAACGGGACGCACTCACACGCAGGGCGGATACACCGCCACCGGATGAACCGGAAGAGCGACGTCCATACCCCGTATAGCGGATATCGTTGGTGCTCGCGTAACGGACTCGCCTCATAACTCGCCTCCCAGCTTCCGAGCGACGGCCATGCCGTCCAGATACTTGTCGCCGAGCTTGCGAAGACCGTACTCGGCGAGGAAAGAGTCTTTATCGTCGCGCAAGGGGAATGCGATGGCGAACCAGTGTTCGGAATCGGTCGGCTCGACAAGCTTTTCCGGGCTGCGAGCCGAAACCAGCGCCTTGTGCAGAGCGGAGAGCTCGGCGAGGCAATCCTTTTCCAGATCATCGGTGTACTTGACGCCGGCGAGCGGGTCGGGCGTCTTCTCCGCGAAACCGAGACCGCCGACGAACCCCACACCGGCACCGAACGCCACGGCAGACGACCTGGCCGGCTTGTACGGGGCAAGCCTGTCGGCGATGTCACGGTACGCATAGATCCGGTGTTCCTCGCCGAAACCAAAACGCTCACGCCACCGCGTCATCTCGGCGGGGGAGGGGAAGCACAGGCACAACCAGAATTCGGTGTCGGTCGCATCCACGAACCGCTTGCGCTCCGCACGGGCACGCTCGCGGTATTCCTTCGCGTTCTCGTCCAGATTCTCCGGCACCGGCTTCACACGCTTGCCCTTGGGTTTTCTCTTCGAAAAATCGAATTTGAAATCACCTGACATGATCCACCTCCAACAAGGGGAACCATTCAAGCAGCGTCGCGTAATCGTCCGGTGCCTTGTCCTTGAGAACCTTGGTGAAACGCTTGTCGATGCCGTCGAACGAACGCCCGAACCACGCATAATCACACGGCAGCTCGATATGATGCCCGCGAATGCAGTCCAATACCTCGCCCTTGAGCCAATCCCCGATAGGACTGACCTTCTTGAGGTTGCGCCGCCAGTACCCGTACTGGACGAACGCGCCGCGACGCTGAATCGAATCGGCGGCGCGCACGCCATCCGCGCACCACGTGCTCTTATCCAAGCCCACGTCGGCGCGGATGAAATCCCACATCTGCTCATACGACGGCTCAGGCAACCGCGCCGCCTCGATATAGCGCAACCGTTCGGGAGCCTGGAACACCGCATTGTTCAACCACCGGTACAGCGACGGGTGCGGATACCTTTTGATTCTGGTCTGGAACTTCTGCTCGAAATAATCCAGCTCCTCGTCCACGAACCTCAAACCGGGCACATAGTACAAATACGCGGGAACGACCTCGATGCCCATATCCCGCATCGCAAGCCACGCGGCTATGGAATCCTTGCCGCACGAAAACGCCAACAACACGGGCCTGCCATCAGCGGCCAGCTTCTCGCGCACCGCCAGACTCGTACCCTGATTGCGGATAACCGTGGTCACTTCGGCCACCTCCTTCCCGTCATGCGAATAAACCGCGAATGCGAATAAAACTCGACACCGGCACGCCGGAAACTCGGCTCCGACGAACGGACGAACACATGCAAACCATGTCCACTGGTCGAAACCTCCGCATAGATCGCTTCGGACAACAGTTCCACCGCCTGCGCGGGCGGGTCAGCGGGGTCCACATGGTCGAAATCCCAGCACGCTAGCCCATCGCCGAGCATGATACCGTAGCCGTCACCGGCTTTGGAACGCATGACCTCCGAATATGATGCCCAGGTATCGGGGTCGGTCGAACTGGCCGGCGACCCATCACACTGGATCGGACGCTTACCGACGGCGCGCACCCAACGGGGCAGCGACTTGAGCACTTGTGGTATCTGATGTCTTTTTCGATAGGCACGGACACGGCAGCGAGTTGAACAAAAGCGTTGCACACTGCCGCCATGAAATTGGACAGAGCCTAAAAATGTCCCGCATTCCTCGCAATTGCTCATTGCCTGTCCGCATCATTAAAGGTCATCAATTCATTGCGCAGCTCGCGAGCGTATGCAGCAGCATCGCTTAAGTTCGAGAACCCGCCTTTCCGATGACGTTTGCCTTTGCTGATGACTTCGACACGATATTTCTGCCTGTCGGCTTCCCAATATACGCCTCGAACGCCAGTTCCACTGTTGCGATTCGCTCCTGTGTGATTTTCATTGTTCTGAGTCGTGGTAGCTAGACGCAAATGATTGGGATTGACGCACGCTCGATTATGGCAGATGTGATCAATCTGCATTGCAGGCGGTATTTCGCCGCGAAACAACATGTACGAGACGCGATAGGCGGCAACTGGTTTCCCGTGGACGCTTAATACGCCATACCCCTTACGGTTGATGGTTGATGTCCATTCCCAGCATCCATTATTCAATGTTTTGATTTTTGAGAGAAATCTCAGCATCTCGCGACGGGTATACTCATCCATATCGACTCCTTATCGGTCGGTCACGCCGCTGGATACGCCAATATCGCAGCGGTATTTTTATTATACCATATCTGTAACGCTTAAATGGCTTTATTTCAACATTTCTCCATTTTTTCTTTGTTGATAAATTCCCTATAACACAGGATTGACCGCGCAGGCAAAAAACTCACAATTGGCTTAGATAGGCGCTAGATGGCGCTTCTGGGCGGCAAAATGGCTAACAAAAAAACCATGCGTACAATCTTCTGTTTTTATCTCGGGGGGACGGCGGCGCTATGACCTGTGGGGAGCCTTGCATGGGAGGGGGAGGGTATGGCCCCCGGTTACCATTGGCGGCTGATTGGGATGGTGTTTTGTGGTTGTTTTTTTGTGTTTTGGTGGCCTGTGGTGTTGGTGGTTATTTTGTTGCTTTTTCTTTGGTTGCAGATTCTGTGTGTGAGTTGTGTGTTGTCATAGCTGGTTGGCGAGCCTCCTCGGCTGTATGGGATGATCTCATCGAGTTCGCAGCTGAGTGGGTGTGGTGTTTTGAGTGTGAGGTCTATGGGCTTGCCGCACAGTGGGCAGATTGGTATTGGTCCTTCGGCCGCGATGTGTCGGGCTTTGCATTTGCGGCGGGCTGCTCCATTTTGGTATCTGCCTGAGCCTGCCTTGTTGCTCATGTTCCCCATCCTGTGTGGTGGTTGGTGGCTTGGGCGAGATTCGAATTCGCGGCAACCCGAGCTTTGCGCTCTGTTGTGATTGCGCCCTAGCAGTCGCTGCTATGGCCGGTTAGGCCTCTACCGTACGCAAGCCGTGGCATACGCGGTTGGCTTCGATCCAACGACCTGCGGTTTTGGAGACCGCTGCTCTACCTGCTGAGCTACGCGCATAGGTGGATATGAGTAAAGCCCCTGAGATGTTTATCCCAGAGGCTTTCACACTTATCCTGATACGGAGTATACCACGGGGTGGATTCACCCTACTCCTGTCTGTGTTTTGTTTTTTCAGGCGGCTTGGATGGTGAGGCGTCCGCCGAGGGCGTGGATTACCTTGGCGATGGTCTGGAAGCTGGGGTTTCCGTCCTTGCTGAGGCTTTTGTAGAGGCTTTCGCGCCCCACGCCCGCGTCCTTGGCGATCTGGGTCATGCCTCGAGCCTTGGCGACGTTGCCGAGTGCGGCCTGCATGAGTGCGGGGTCGTCGTATTCGGCTATGGCGTTGAGGTAGGCGATGATGTCCTGTTCGTTTTCGAGGTATTCGCTGGTGTCGTAGTCGGTGATTTCGGTGCTCATTGCTGCTCCTTGTAGTCGTCGAGTATGGCGTGGGCTTGTTTGATGTCGGTCTGCTGGGTGCTTTTGTCGCCGCCTGCGAGCAGCAGCATGAGCACGTTGCCGCGCGTGGTGAAGTAGACGCGGTATCCGGCTCCGATGTGGAACCGCATCTCGCTGACCGGGCCTCCCACGGGTTTGATGTCGCCGAACGGCCTGCCGGCGAGCTTGCAGGCGTCGAGCCGGGCTTGGATGGCGGCTTTCGCCTCGCGGTTCCTGAGTTTCTTGAACCACTTGCGGTATTCGGCGGTTTGCTTGATTTCCATACCCTTATTGTATCTCACAGGCTACACTATGTCAAGCCGGGCGGCCGCTGGAACCCATCGCCAACGCCAGAATCTCCCGTATGTTGAACTCCCAGTAGCCGTCATCGACCGGCTTGCTGCTGGGCAGCTTGCCGCGGTTGAGCCAGTTGCTGATCTGCTTGCGGCTGACCTCGTACCCGTAGTTGTCCTTGAGCCATTGGCTCATGCCTGCTGGTGTTTTGGTCAGGTGGATTGCCTCGGCCTTGTCTCGGCTTTGCTCGCGCAGCTGTTGCACGTTGATGGGGTTGCCGCATTTGCATAGCAGCAGCGATTCGCCCTTCGCGGCCATGATCTCGTGTCCGCATTCGGGGCAGACGCCGATTATCCGGCGCGTGCGTGGCCTGCGGTCCACGAGCGGTTCGATGCGCTCGCAGGTGTGGATGAGCCATGTCAGCCAATGTCCCGAACGGCTGGCGCGGCATAGGTCGGGCAGTCGTCGTGGCGAGTCCCTGAGCAGGGTCTGCCATCTCGGACGGCTTTCCACGCCGGTTTCGTTCCACATGTCCTGCAAGCCGTCCTCGATCTGGTCGAGCATGTCCTGCGCGTGGAGGTTGATGGGCGCGGGCGCTTCCCCTCCTTGCGGTTTGCCGCCCGCTCCGGGTTCTCCGAGCTTGTAGGCGTGACGGGACACCTGTTGCAGGAGCATCATGTCATGGCGGAGCCGGTGGAGTGTTTTCGCGTACTGGCGGCGGCAGTTCCGGCAGAGCGTCCACGGTGCCTCGACCTGCTGGTTGCCGCAGTATTGGCATGGTTCGGTGGTGATGAACATTGTTTGAAACCCTCCACGTTCCGGCTATCATGGTGCTTGGTGAGCGTGCCCTCCATCTTTTCGGTGGAGGGTTTCGTTTTTTTTTACGCTGAATTCAGTGTTTTTGCGCTGAATTCAAATCAATGGTTCGATGAATTCGGGCGTGAAATCATCCTTGTGGGGTGCGGGCGTTTCAGGATGGGCGATGATGTACAGCACCTCATCCAATGGCACGCCGAGCAGTTTCGCCGTGTACTCGGGCGTGGCCGCTTTGCTCCGATGCCATTTGAGTATTTCCTCGCGTTTGAGACTGCTTACGCTCATGATTCCTCCTTGAGCGTGGCGACATATTCGATGGCCTTGCGTTCACGATTCGCATACTTTTCGCACTTGCGCTTGAGACGTTTGAGGCTCATGGCGTACAGGGACTCTCTGAAGTTGCCGTCTTCGCAGATTTTGGCTCGATAACGGCCGTAGTCGCTTCCCGCGCTGATATGCGCGACCAAATGGTCTGTAAGCTGAATCTCGTTCATGCGTTCTCCTTTCGATATGGGTTTGGCGTGTATTCGGGCGATTCCTCGCCGGGCATGGGATTCATGTTCTTGACGGCTTGGATATACCCTTCTTCCCATGCTTTTTCGGCTGTCTGCCGGTCATGCTCCTTGAGCCATGCTTGATAGGCGGCTCGGCCTTCCTCGATGGTTGACTGGCCTGTACCGAAGCAACTCAATTCGACGGCGGATTGGACCAAATCGTCATACACTCGTGGTTTCATTCCTCCACCTCGGTTTCCTCGCCGTACTCGCCGTAGAGTTGGTCTGCCGCATCCTTGGTCGTGTAGAGGCATTTCGCGGGAGCGTGTTCGTAGTCGTAGATGGCGGCTGCGATGACCTTTCGAAACTCCTCACGGGTGAATGTCCTCGCCTTATAGCTCATCGTCCGTGCTCCTTTCGGTCTTGGAGTCCCAGAGTCGTTCTCAACTGTTGCAGGCAGCTGATGGCGTACAGGGTCTCGCGGTCCACCCTGCCGGTGGGCACCACGCCCGAAAGCGCCTCGTCCAGTTCCTTCAGTCTGGTCTCAAGATCCTCGGTGCGGGTCCACCGGCTGATCTGGTAGCCGTGGCGGCTGAGGATGTCGCACACCCGCTCGAACGCCTTGGACTGTGCCTGTATACGCCGTGCCTCGGTGGGTTCCTGCAACTGTTCGAGCTGTTGGAGCCGCAACGCCATCTTCGTCCCGAGCGCACGGCCTATGCCTTTCATCGCCTCTCGCTGTGCGACATACTCGGCGGCGGTCTCGTAATGCCCGTACCGGTCCAGCCGTTCGCTGGCGCCGAGCTTTTTCAGCAGCCGGTGTTCGACCTGCCGGGTGTCACCATGACTTGGGTTGGGTTTGCGCCGGTATCTCAACGTGCGTTTGGACGGGTCGTAGTACATGAGGCCAACCGGCTCGGGCACCTCGCTGCGGTCGATCATGCGGGCGGGGCAGACGAGGGTGAGATCGTCCACGTAATCCTTGTAGCGCAGGTATTTCGCGTCGCGGAGGAAATCGCCGCGACTCACCTTGACCTCGAATCCGCTGATCCATGTGTCCCCGCGCCAGTTGACCTCCAACGCCACGCCGTCCAGACGCAGCACCGTGTCATTCGGCTCAGTGACCGAAATCTCCGACCAATACCCGTCACCGTCACGCCGGTAACGGGAGGCGAGTGCGCAATTGATGTCCATGGCAGTCACGTCACCGTTCATCGTCTGCCTCCCATTTCCTTCTCGTGTGCCATGATTTCCACGTCATTGGCGAGCATTCGCAGTATGCCGGCGAGCGTGCCATACGATTCGGCGGTCGGATACACCGTCTTGCTGACATACACGTCCCACCTGTCGGAGCCTTGATGATTGTCGGCCTTGAGGATGATGAGCGGGTCGGCGTCGATGAAACGACCGTCCTTCATGCCCCGCACTTTGAGCATCAGACGTATCGAATCCGCCTGCTCGCTCGTGTTGCCCAAAATATCCAGAGTGCTCATCGTCTGCCTCTCAGTTCCTTCTTCTCGTTCGCGATCGATTGGAGGATGGCCTCCAGGTCGCCGAGCTCGTTCCTGCTCAACCGGATGCGGCGGATGCTGTCGCCAGCATGAGTGGCCAGCACCCATGAGCGGGTGCCGTTTCGGCCGTCTCCGGGAATCCAGCTCAGGGTCACATTCCCGCAGGAGGCACCTGTGACCATGCCGCACCGTCGTTCGATCTCCACGTCCGTCCCCCTCGTCGCCTTCATCGTCCGTCTCCGTGAAATCGTTGAACGATGGGCTGGAACAGCTCATATCCCTTCTGGGCCCACATCTCCAGTGTTTTGAGGATCACGAGAATCGACAGTGAGTCGAGCCCGTCATCAGCCAGTTTGGGAATGTTGTTGTACTCTGTGTCCAGTTCCATACGCCCGTTCCGGCCGCTGGTGAATGTGAATCCCAGCATGTCCACGGGCGTTCCGGTTTCCTCCGGTGTGATGGTCAACCGGACCTTGAACTTCTTGCCCAACGGCATCGCCTTGTCTCTCATCGTCTGCCTCCCAGACTCTCGTAGGTCAGTGTGAAGCGCCTGCCACCGTTGCATATGCGGTTCCATGCGGCTATGTTGCGTTGCAACTGATGTGGAGCTGGCTTCCGCGAACAACCTCCCTCGAAGCTGAGCCCGCAGACAGTGCAGCGGAATCTTATGAGGAAGAACGTGTATCCAGACAAAGCCAATACTCCGTCCCGCTCCCATGTAGGTTTTGACGCTCATGCTTGTTCCTTCGCTCGTTTCTTGTGTTCGTAGCGGCGTTTCATTGCCCGGAATTCGTCGGGGTGCTCCTGTTGCCATCGGTGTTGGTAGTCGTTGACTCGCTTGCGGTATGCGGGGTCGTGTTTGCGTCTCCATTTGAGCCAGCAGTTGATGCATAGACCGTCCATGCGGATATGCCGGCGAGCGCCGCTGATGTCGCAGATGATGCAATGTTTGTCGTCGGTTTCGTCTGCGGGTTGGAGGTGGTGGGGTTCGAGGTTGAGCCGGCATCGGTGGATGTACTTGTCCAGGTTGTTCATGGTTTTGTTTTTCTTCTTCGGAGGTTTTCCTTGCATTGTTTGCAGAGGATCGCGGTGCCGGCGTGCGGCCTGCATTCCTTGCCGCAGTTGGTGCAGTGCAATGGGTGTTTGGTGGGTGTGGAGTATGGTCGTATCGACCCGGTTTTGGCTATCGATGTGAGCGCCCAATCCAATTGGTCGAGGTCATGGGTCTTGCATGCGTGGCATACCGCGCCCGCCGTCATGTTCGACAATCCCGTGCCGGCGAGTGATTCCCACAACGCCCAGACGGCCGTGTACAGGTCCTCGCCGCCCCTGAGCCTCGCGTAGAGCGGGCCGGCGAGAATCGTCCTGGCCGTCGCTTTGTGCGACCTGGCGTCCGCCTTCATGCGTTGGCGTTGCTTCTCGTTCGTCTGTTCGAACGTCATGTTTCCCTTCCCTTAGCCGGCGAGCGCCGGCTTGTTTCCGTGTCGGTTTGCTTGCGTGTGTTATCTGGGGTTGCCGTCCCTGTCGCAGAGCGTGTATCCGCCTTGGTTGTCGAGGAGCAGCCAGCCTTGGTGCGCGTCCCATACGGGGATGTTTTCGGGGTGGTCTTCGCCCATGCTGACTATCCACCCGTATTCCATCGCCGTTTTGGGATGGTTGTGTACCCATCCGTGGCAGCCTGTGGTGCCGGAGCCGCATAAATGGATGAGGTTGGCTGGCAGATGCAGTCCGGGGAACGGGTGGCTTCTCATGTGTCGGTGGTGGAGGCTGTGGCCGCTCCAGATGTGGTCCAATTCGTTGCCGCATCGCAGGCACCGGTAGTGGTCTCGTCTGGCGGTCAGCCTGTGTGTTTCCCTTGTGGGGTTGGTGCGGCTCATTTGACGAGGTCCAGCCATTCGATGTATTCGCTGATGTCCGTGTCCAGGCAGTCCGTCACACGATGCGGTTTCGTCTGCGTGTAATGCTCGTACGGGTCTGCTCCCAACGCGGTTTGGGTCAACCGGATGGCGGTCATGTCCAACGCGCGGTAGGAGAGCAGTCGGTGGAAACGCCCCCACTGGTCCTCGGCGAACAGGTAATGCTCCAGGAACGGCAGGTCGAAGCCCATCATGTTCGTGCCCGCCGGATGCAGCACATGCGTTTCCGCCATCGACTGGGTGAAATCGATGACGGCGAGCGCCACACGCGCCGTGGAGCATAGTTCGGGGCTTGCGTCGATGACCTCGTTGATGAGCCCGTTCGCCTCATGCATCCGATGCGCGTAGGCGAAGCTCCTGTCCGTGGGCAGTATGTCGGGTTTGATTATCGACTCGTAACGCGCGTACTCGGTTTTCACGTCCATGCTCGTGCACCTCAAGCCGATTTCCAGCATCAGGTCGTGGCGCGGATCCGTGCCGGTGGTCTCGATGTCCACCCACAAGAGGGCTTCGGTTTTCCTGGTCATGCGATTTCCTCCAAATCGTCCTTCATGAGTCCCAAGGCGGCGAGCGCTTCGGTTTCGGTTTTTCCTTGGTTGAGCAGTTCCGCCGCTTGCAATGCCAGCGGGTCGTTGTCCGGCGCGTCACGGTTCAGCAGGTTGAGCACGTGCGTGCACCCGTAGCTGTGCCGGTGGGGTTTCCGGGGTGGCGGCGTGGGATGGGCGAAGCCGCCTGCGAGCGCCGGTTCGGTTCGATTGGTGTTGCCGAGTCCGAGTTCGCGGCCGCGTCTCAGCCAGTTGCGGAACGCCGCCGCCGGGTCGGCCGGCAGATGGCCTCCGGCTATCGCATGGTCGCGGAACTTGGCGAGTTCGGCGTCCAGGTCGAGTCCGATTTCGTCGGCGAGCTGCCGGTGCGACTGGTCGGGGGTGAGGTTGGCGAGCGCTTGGAGTCGTGTGGTGTCGGGTTTTTCGGTTTTGCTGGCGCGCGTACTCTCTCTTGACGGTTCTATTGACGGTTCCTGTGACGGTTTGGGTGAAGTGGGTTTCACCCCTGAAACGAAGTGGGTTTCACCCGTGGGGTGAAGTGGGTTGCACCCCTCGGGTGAAGTGGGTTTCACCCGTGGGGTGAAGTGGGTTTCACCGGTGCAACCTGTTTCGGGGGTGCAATGGGTTTCACCCCTCTCAACCGTTGCGTCCATTGGGGTTTCGCCCTTTTTGGTCTTCGGGAACAGCTTGTAGACGACCGGTCGGCGTCCCTTCGCGTATTTGGCCACGAGTTTCTGGTCGCCCTTGCGGATCAGACGCATCTGTTCGAGCTTCCTCAACAGCAGTTGGATGCTGCGTTCGCTTTTCTCCGTCTCCTCCGCCATGGTCTTCACGCTCGGCCACGCCATGCCCTCGTCGTTCGCGTAATCCGCGAGCACGATAAGCAGCAGTTTCGCCGTGCTGTCCCCATGCAATCGGGTCTTCTTGGCCTTCGCCACCAGTTCGATGCTCACGGCTCCGCCCTCCTGATCTCCACATCGGTCACATGGCATGAATCGTCCAGCAGGGCCAGCATGTCCGAGAGCAGCATCGGCGTGACCCCCGCACCCACCTCGGCGCGTGAATCCACCACGAGACGCTCCACGCTCACCGGCGCGTCATCGCCGTTGCGCACCCTGATAACCACTTTCGTGTTCACTGCTCCAGCCCCTTCCTCTCCGCGTCCGACACCGCGTAGCCGGCCGATTCCAGCACCTCGTAGTAGGCGTTCAAACCCTTGAGGTCGCACTGGTAGGCCTCACGGTCCCACGTGTCCGCGTCTATCGCGCCCTCCCTGCGGGCCAGCAGGAGCAGCAGAAGCTCCACGCCCCGACGGGAGGGAACCGACTGGCGGCGGCGCAGTTCCGCCGCGTTTTCGGCGATGTTGAGCGTGTACACGCCATGCTCCGGGTCCTTGTCCACTACCGGCAACGGTCTGGCGAACAGGGAGTACGCCTTGACCACGCGGGTCCACCCGTTCGAGTCCAGGCTCGTGCCTCTCATCGAATCCCCCACGCCCATCAGCTCCAACAGGGTCAGGCGTTCCGTCATGTCGCGCAGCGCGTCCGCCTTCAACACGGGAACGGTTGTTCGGATCCATTCGCAACGCAGTTCGGCCGACGCCTGGGCGAGCTCCCTGACCTTGTGGCGGCGCTCCCGTTCCATCCGGCGTTTCGCTTCGGCCTTCCCGTCTTCCCTCTCCTCGGCTGTCTTCTTCGCCGGCGTGTAGGCCACGACGCTTCCCTCGTCGTCGAAGATGCGGATGACCGCGCCGGGGTGCTTCCCCTCGGCCTGCCAGTCCTTCCACTGCTTGGAGAACGGGCCGGGATAATCCTGGGCGAAACGCCGCTGCCTCTCGTAGCCTGTCGGGTTCGCCCACATGTCCTCCGGTTTGAGGTTGTCGGGCAGCATGGGCAGATCGTTGGATTCGGCCCACAGGCGCGCGGCCTCCACCCATTCGCGCCGGTCTCGTTCGCGGCGCAGCTGGTTGCGCTGCCATTCGAAATCATTGGAACCGGCCTTGGCGGCGAGCCTGGCCTGCGCCTTCTCGTCGCCGTCGAATTCCGCGATGTCCTCCAACTCGGAGAGCGACAGTTGCGCGAACGCGGGCGACGCCTCGCGCACCGATCGGGGGATGGACGCTATCTTCAGCCGGCCGCGCACCAGTCTCATGCTGCGCCCGGTGCGTTCGGCCATCTCCTTGACCTTCACACCCAAGTCCAGGAGCCCCTGATAGCCGTCGGCCTCCTCCAACGGGGTCAGGTCCACGCGCTGCGTGTTCTCCACGAGCATCAGCTCGCGTTCCTCGCGCGCCGTCATCCCCTCCACGCGGCACGGCACCATGTCCAGGCCGGCAATCTTCGCGGCCGCGAGCCTTCGATGCCCGATGACCACGCGGTACATGGGCCTGCCGTCCCGGTCGCCGGACGGGGTGACCAGCAGCTCCTGTTTGATGCCCTGCGCCCTGATGCTGTCCGCCAGCTCCCTTACGTCGCCCACGTCCCTGCGCGGATTATGCGGGTTCGGCTCCAGTTGGGAGACGGGAATGTCCACTATGGATATCGACATGAAAATCCTCCTCTAGAATTCCGGGTCGTCCGGCCCATCGGCCGGAGGAGCGGGCTGGCTGGAGGCCCACGGATCCTGCTCCTGCGATTGCGGTTGTTGCGGTTGGCCGAACGGGTCGTTGGCGGCTGGTTGCGGCGCGGCCTGCTGCCAGCCCGACTGTTGCGGATTGCCGTACGTGGAGCCACCCGAATACGACTGCTGACCCTGTTGGTTGTTTTGGAAGCCGTTGGGCTTGAACTGCTTGGCCACTGCCGCGACCGCGTAACGCAGGCTCGGGCCTATCTCGTCCACCTGCAGTTCCACGATCGTGCGGTTCGACCCGTCCTGCGCCTGATAGGAGCGCTGTTGCAGACGGCCCGTCACGATCACGCGCACGCCCTTCTTCAACGATTGGGCGATGTGGCCGGCCATGTCGCGCCATGCGCTGCAGCGCATGAACAGGGCCTGACCGTCCTCGTACTGGTTCGTCTGACGGTTCCACACGCGCGGCGTGGAAGCAACCGTGAAATTCGCGACCGTCGCCCCGGTGCCGATCGTGCGGATTTCCGGGTCCGCCGTCAGGTTGCCCACAATGGTGAGCGTCGTCTCTCCGGCCATCACCTACTCCTTCTGAAATGTTTCTTGTCTGCGTATTCCACGACCGCCGAGACCCTGCGCGACGGCCGGTCGACCGTGATGACACCCGGCTTCGGCACCAGATAGATGCGGGGGTTACGCATGTCCGTGTTCAAATCAGCCAGACGCTCATAGAATTCCTCTATGAGCTCGCCGGGCGTCATGCGCATCCCCTCGTCCGTTATGGGCGCGGTCAACGTTGCCGTGCCCATAACGGCGTCTCCGGCGTTAACGTGAGCCCGGCCTCGTGGATGCTCAGTCCGATGAGGCTCGCCAGCGACTGCCGGGTGGGATATGCGGTCAGGATGTCAAGGTTGGTGAGCAGCCGGTCCGCGACCGCCAGCCACATGTCGTTCGGCAGATCAGTCATACAGGTATTGCTTGTGGGTTCGTTGGTTGCGCTGGTCAAAACGGTTCACCTCCTCGACGCGGAAGCCGAGCACCTGTCCCGTGTCCGGGTCCAATACCGGCACGGGCCCCCAGCCTCGGGTGAGCTTGTTCTGGATGGTTTTCTTCGCCCGCCCGTAGTGTTCGGCGAGCTGGGCCACACTCATGAGATTCGGTGTTTCCGCGCTCATGGGGTTATCCTTTCTGTTGAGAGTTTTTCTTCTCGCCCCCGTGCCAGCGGGGGCTTTCTTTTTTTGAACTTGCGTTCGTGGACGGCCACGGAGTCGAACCGTGGTCCCGGTCTTTGCCGCGCATACATGACCTACGCGATCTTGACTGGGGGCAACCTGCACCGCCCGTGACGCCGGCCCGAATAGTAAACGCTGGTAGCAGGCCGACGCCGGTTCAAGAAAACTGACACCGTATCTGTCAGTTGTTTTTTCAGTTATCACGTGGGTTACCGGTTTTCCTTCCGCTTGGCCGGCCGGTTTTCCACGCCGTCCGGCAAGACTGTTATTCGACGCCCGCCTCGCTCAACACCAGGGCGACCAGTCTTAACGGCACGAAGCCGAAGCCCATGAGCGCGGCCACCCCGTTCTCGATGGGATGCGCGCACCCCATGTGCGACATCACCCAGCCGAGGCAGACCGCGAACACGAGGGCCCAGAAAACCAGCCGGAACGCGAAACCACGAGACAATTCGTCGGGCCTGGGCCTCCTGTAGCCGCTGGCGTGCTGGCCGTAATCCTTGGTGTTCATTTCGAGTCCTTGAGTGCTTGGTTGATTTCCGCTTTCATGGCCTTCAGACCGCTCTTGGTGACCCTCTGGATCGTGTGTCCGTCAAGGGTGACGGAGAAGAGGCACGGGTATCCACGGGACTCCAACTCTGGGGTGCGCGCCACCCGGAACTCACGACAGTCGTTACTGGAAAGGACGGCCATCACGCCACCTCCTTCGCATGAATCTGCGCGTCAAACGCCGCGGAGCGAATGATGTCCTGAGTCGTGATGCCGAGATAATCGGCAATCTTGCCGAGGTCTCGGGTGGAGAAGTCCTTTTTGAAGGAGAAGCGGTCGTAGACATACTTCGGATTGCGGCCCAATGCCTCAGCTAGGCTGCTTCCGTCTTTGCCGCAGCGGGCGGCTTCGGCCTTCACTGCCCGAATGATTCGGGTGGAGGTTTCATCGAGTCTCATATTTGGCACAGTCCAAATAGTGCCATATATGGGACTGCGACACGCCCTAATATGGTCACAAAGTGCAAAAAGTCCCAAAAAACGGTACTTTTATTACATGACCGAGAAAATGGCAGCATTCACCGACCAGGTAATTCAAGCGCTTGAAAACGCGCGCCTTGACGCGCATATGACAGTTAATGAGCTTTTGAAAAAATCAGGGCTAAAAAGATCCAGCTATTTCCGCAAAATGCGCGGAGACACGGAACTCACCACCGGCGACATAGACAAGCTCGCCAGGGCACTCGGGCGCGACCCCATGCTCGTATTGGCCGAAGCCGCAGAACAGGCGCAAGCGCAGGAGTCCATTAACAACATCTTGGAGATGGCGGCGAAACGTGGCGACACCGAAGCCGAACAGGAAGCCTACGAGGAGATGCCATGACGATAAACATAGAACAGGAAGCCAGGCGGTACGCCCGAATCGTAGTGACTGCGATGCAATCCGGTTATCAAGGTCTATATGACGCGCGCACTGAAACCATCTACATAGCGGACAATCTCACGCCGACGCAATACCGATGCGTACTTGCCCACGAAGTAAGCCACGCGAAACACCAAGATAAAGGAGGACACTCGGACCGATATACAGAACAACGCGCAGACGTGGAGGCTGCGCGAATGCTCATAAGCCAAGCCGACTACGTTACTGCCGAAATCCTATACGGCAACGACGAATGCGCGATAGCAAGAGAATTAAACGTAATGCCATGGGTAATCCGGGCATACAAAAACTGGCTGCACGACAGCGTGGCCGCATAGGGTGAAGAGAGCTTATGTTTGGTTTTCTCAAAAACGTGTCGCGTGGACCAGCAACTAATATGGCGAATATTGCCGTTCCGCCCACACCGCAGAACGTGATGACCGGACCCGTTGAGTACAAAGTCTACGTGTACGACAATAGGCCGCTTCTTCGCATCCCTCCCGGGCACAGGTTCCTCACGGGCATAGTCAGGCAGCGGGCAATACTCACGAGCGTCCTCACCGATACTGAGTACGACACCGCAGACGGCGGATATGCGCTCGCGTACAATGGGGCGATATTCGGCGTGCTGTCCTCATGGAAGCTCTGCGATTATCTGGACCGCTACGGATTCGTGTACATCGAATGCGTGTGGAACCAGTGGTACGACTTCCCGCACCGGTTCCCGCTCGTCGTGGCCCTAGGCCGCGAACTGAAGAATGGTGCTGACATAGGAGCCGTCTTTCATAAAACCGTCAGCAAGCATTCTCCCGTAATAGAACGTCTTCTGAATGGCATCCCGGAAGCGACATTGCCGGCCGAAGTCACAGCTCTACCGGTTCCAAAAGGCTCGCAGGCGAAGCCCCATGTGGCAATCACCGTTGGTGGCGAGACGATATGCGAAATCGGCGCACGCTCGTGGGATTATACGAATCTTGCGTCTCTTGTCGGAATGAGAGGAGGCGTGAGACTTCAGCGATGGGTATCCCGATATGAGGATGATGACGATGGCTACTATTACGTGATAGATCTCATCAGATAAGAATTTGCCCTGCTGACGGTGCAACGTCAGCAGGGCTTGAAGGAACCACCAGACCACCAGAGAAATGGAAAGGAGGACGCTTTGCCCACCTATCCTAATCGATGGGCGGGGCGAAGCACACCCGAAATGGCGAACGTCACCAGATACAAGACCAGCAAGGGTGAGACTCGGTATCGAGTACGATACCGCAAGCCGGACGGCACGCAGACCGACAAGAGGGGCTTCCGCCGCAAGATAGACGCGGAGAACTGGGCGGCGGAGCACGTCACCATCGCCAAGGCCACCAACAGTTATATAGATCCGCAAGCCGGGAAGGCGACGGTGGAAGCATTGTGGCCGTCATGGATAGCCGCGAAGAAAGTCAAGTGCAAGGTAAGCTACATCGACTCGCTCGAAAGGGAGTGGAATCATCGCGTGGAACCCATGTGGGGGAGCCGCGAGCTCGTATCCGTCACACACTCCGAAGTGCAGGAATGGGTGGCCGCGTTGACGGCGGCCGGGTCAAGCGCCACCGTGGTATTGCGCGCCGAAGGCATCCTATCCGGCCTGTGCAAACAGGCAGTGCGTGACCGGCTCATAGGCTCCAACCCCTGCGACGAGTTGGAGCTGCCGAGGAAGCACCGGAAGGAGCACCGGTATCTGAGCATGGCCGAACTGCTATGCCTGGCGGAAGCGTCGGGCTGGCGCAAACTCATTGTGCTGGTCCTGGGCTTGACCGGCATACGCTGGGGAGAGCTCGTGGGTTTGCAGGTCAGGGACGTTGATTTGCGACGCCGCCGGCTGTGGATACGCAGGAACGCCACCGAGGTGCAACGTGAGATAGTGGTCAACACTCCTAAGTCGGACAAGTGGCGTCAGGTCGTGTATCCGGCAATGCTGGACGATGACATGCGGGCGTTGTGCGAGGGCCGCAAGCCCGACGATATCCTCTTCGAGGCTCCGGGCGGCGGCTACCTGCGTCGCACGCATGGGCCCAACACGACAAGCTCGTGGTTTTACTGGTCTAAGCGGCGCGCGGGCATCGAGGGCCAGATGACCGTGCATGATCTGCGGCATACCGCCGCGAGTCTCATGGTCAAAGCCGGCGCGAACGTCAAGGCCGTGCAACGCCAGCTCGGCCACACTTCCGCCGCGATGACATTGGACGTGTACGCCGACCTGTTCGACGATGATCTGGACGCGGTGGGCGAGGCCGTGAACGCAATGCTGCTGGAGAATGTGGGCAAAATGTGGGCAAGGGATGCCGGTGAGACCGCGTAATCCAAGCGGGAGTAGGGCTTTCGGGTTTGGTTGGCCGGGGTTCAATTCCCCGCGCCTCCACCAATCCGCTTCGGCGGAAACAAGCCGCT